ATTCTCAATAGATACCACTCCGAGTGGCACAATCGTTATTGGAGGTATTTTCACAAATGCCGGTGGAGATCCTAAGGCAAACCGTGTGGCTGCGTGGCGCGGTAACAATTGGGGCGCACTTATGGCAGGTGGTGTTAATAATACTGTTTACAAAGTATTTTGCGCCGATAATGGTGATATTTACTTATCAGGATACTTAACCCAAGCCGGAAGCCTGACTTTGACAGACCGCATCGTCAAGTCTGTTCAGGGCGCATATCAACCGCTTGATATTGATTTGCCGGGCAGTGCATTCATACGAGCAATCTGCCTCGCCTCAGACGGCTCGTTGTATATAGGCGGCGACTTCTCAACCGCAGCTGCAAGCGAAAACGCTAAGACAGGCGCGGTGGCGCTCAACCTGAACGTTGCAAGCGCATCGGCTAATACGTATCCGTTCTTTCAGATTCACGGACCGGGCACNCTAAAGTCAATTATCAATTACAGCACGGGNGCAAATGCGATTTTTGATGGGCTTACAATTCAGACGGGGGAGCACCTGAATCTTTGGTTTGACCCGANNAACCTAAGATTCACTTCAANNTGGAAAGGCAGGGGAAGTGTGCTAAGATATGTGAGCGCCGGTTCTGATTACGGGAATTTCTACTTGAAACCGGGCGTTAATTATATCTCATTATTTATGGGAAATACCACCTCGAATAGCAAGGCTTGGATTAAATGGACGCCTAAATTCTGGGGCATAGATGGAGGTTCTGTACGAATGAGATACCAAATAGACTGGTACGATGATTACGGCACGAAAACAGGCGTGATTCAGTCGTTCACTTCGCTTGAATATGTGCGAGCTGAAAATCAAGTCGGGCGGATGGTGCTGACAATCCCGCGTGGGCTCTACAACTACGAGGACTTCAAAGTCGGACAGATCTTCGAAATCTGGCGAGATAAGAACGGCTTACTGGAATTACAGAATGAGACCGCCTATTTTTTACAGGACTGGCAATTTTTTGCCAATGAAAAAGGCGAGGAGTACATCCAACTCTATGCAACCGACGCCAACTGGCTGTTGGATTCAGCGATTGTTCACGCCACCGCCGGAAGTGCTAATGCTGAAATGACTGGCATTCCCGACAACATCATGAAAGCGATTGTAAGAAGGCAGCTTGGAGAAACGGCAGAGGCTGAACGACAAAAAATTACAGTTGCCGGAGATGTGGGGGCGGGTGGAGCATCTATTACAAAGGCTTTCGCTTACCGCAATGTGCTGGACGTGGTGCAGGATTTAGCCGACCTTGCCAAAGAGGGCGGGGTGTATCTGGCTTTTGACGTGGTACGAACAGCGCCGGGCACATTCCAGTTCCGTACTTATGCAGGGCAACGGGGCGCGGATCATAGCCGCACTTCAGGTGACCCGCGACTGGTTGGCAAGAAATACGGCAATTTGAGCGAGGCTTCATTTGGCACTTACCACTCGGATGAAAGAAACTGGGTGGTCGTTGCAGGGCAAGGCGAAGAGGATGCCCGCATGCGNGTTTATCGCTGGAACTACGCGAGAATGGGTGCTTCAAAATGGAATCGNNGNGAATACTTCAAGGACAGCAGGGATGATGATACCACCGCACTGTTAGAGGCGGATGGCGACGCCGCGTTGAACGAATTCAGNCCGAGACAGGTGCTAACTGGCAGATTACACGATACCTACGGAATGATGTACGGCGTGCANTATCAGTTCGGNGANATNNTNACTGCGGAGGCTTTTGGNTACAANGTGGATTGCCACGTTTCAAGCGTGAGCGTGAAAGTAGATCAGGACGCCGGCGAGCAGATTGACGTTAGGCTAAGAGGTGAACTTTGAGCGATTTCGACGAAAAGATGATACAGAAGCTGAAACGACTGGAGCGGGAAGTTGAACGCTTGCAGCGGTGGGAAAGTCCGGGAATATGGAAGGTGTGGACACCAACGATCGCGTGGGGTGGAGGCACAACCGACCCGACCACAGTATCAGTCGCCAGTGCTCGTTATTGTCAAATCGGCAAATTAGTGACTGTTAATTTGACAATTCAAATTGTAACGCTTGGCAGTGGAGACAGGACATATTTTACTGCCACCGCGCCGGTAAATGTTTATAAGTCGTCACCTGCTGCCATTTATAGGGACGGTATAAAAACCGGCAATGGGCGTGCTTTTTCCAGTGATGACAAAATCTACGGCTACTTATCAGGCGGAGCGCTTGCAGCGGGTTATATTCAAGTAAGCGTCACCTACGAGGAGGAGTAAATGACCCATTCATTTGGTATAGACATTAGCAAATGGCAGGGTTTCAATAACTTTGCTAAGATAAAAGCGAACACGTCTTTTGTGTTAGTGAAGGCTACCGAGAGTTGGGGTTATACCGACCCGATGTTCAGAGCAAACTGGCAGGGGCTGGCTGGTCACAACAGAGGTGCATATTCCTATATCTGGCTATCAGACGATCCGCTGAGGCAGGCTAATCATTTGATCGACATTGTGACGCAAGCTGGCGTTGATTGGCGTTATGACCGACTGGCGCTCGACCTTGAAAAGAGTGGTCATGGGCTGTCAAAAGCAGAAGTTGCGAGACGTGTAATTGTTATGATGGAGCGTATCAAAGAGGTGACTGGCAGATACCCGATTCTCTATTCTCGCGCAACTTGGGTTGATAGCAATATGCTCGTCACAGACCCACGAATTGCTGACGCCGACTGGTGGTTAGCTCATTATCTATGGCGTAGACCGTCACCTCTATTCACGCCTGAAAAAGACCCGCCCCCTGCATTACCAAGAGGCGTCAATAATTGGCTTATCCATCAGACCGCAGAGAAGCAAAACGGGAGCGCGGTAGGGGTTGCAAGCCATTACGTAGATACAAACAGGTGGAATGGCACAAAACAGGAATTACTGGCATATTTTGGGCTTACAGAGGAAACTGAGCCAATGCCGCCTGAACCAGAGCCGGACGCGCTGTTTCAGGCAAAGGTGGTCACGATCTCGCCTAACCGCTTACGCACGCGCTATTCTCCAGCAGGGGTGGTAAGACCTGAAGCCGATTGGTATAAAAGCGGGCGGGTTGTGAGTGTGTACGAGACCGTTCCTGATTGGTATAGGACGGCGGCTGAAACATGGGCGAGCAAGCAGTGGATGCAGCGGCTTGACACGCAACCGCCGGTTGTGGTTGACCTGCCTGTATACTCGCAGAAAGACCCGCGCTGGGGCACGGATCGGATGGGGGCGTCAGATTTTACTATCGCAGAGAAGGGCTGCCTTATCACCATTACGGCGGCAGGTCTGTCATATCTCGGCTATCCGATCACACCGAAAGAATACAACTCCAACGCGTCCACAAAGGGCGGGTATCAACTTGTAAAAGAGGGCAAAGTTACTTACGCTAATATGTACTGGCAATTTCCGGACGTACTGACAAACCACCAAATTGTACGTGCAGAGTACTCATGGATATATTTCAATCAGGGCTGGCAGAAAAAGGTTGACGCCATTCTTGCAAGCAAGCGTCCGGTCTGGACAGAGGTGCGGCTTAATGGCTACCAGCACTGGGTGCTTGTCGTTGGTAAGGCTGATGACAAGTATTTGATCCTTGATCCGTGGCACGGCGACATCGCGGATATGTCCACCCGTTATGATAGAGTGTACAGAATTGTTAGTTATCGGAGACAAGGAAGCGATAAATGACTAAAACTGGGAGCGTTTTAGTTGATATTCCATCGCTGACAAAGGAAATATTTGAGGGTAGGGGTAACGCGCGAGAAAAACTGTTAAGGCTTTACGGCAAGGATTTGGCTTATAACAACGCAAAAAAATACTTGGCTGGTATCAAGTTACACCTTGAGACTTTGCAACGGGCAGAAAAAAACAAACAAGAGTTTTCTCAAAAGGAAGTTAGCTACAACGCGGACAAATCGCAAACAATCAGACAGGACATATACCTTACTGAAAATGAAGCCGCCTCGCCTGTATTGATCATGCAGAAATGCGGCTTTGATCCTTTACTTTGGGAAGTCATAACCTGCAAACTCATATCAGGATCGTGGGATGTGACAATCAAAAATGATATGGGCGATGGGATACTGTATACCAACCGCAAGTATTCTGTCACGCTCACGGTAAAACCGCTCGGCGGCAAGCTCACCATGCCGCAGGTGTTGGAGGCATTCAGAGAACTTTCGCCAGTCAAGATCGCCCCGCATAAGCACGTGGACGGGGAGTTTATGTTGGAACTCCCTATCATGGACTTCCACTTAGGAAAGCTGGCGTGGGGCGAGGAGACGGGTCAGGACGATTATGACATGAAAGTTGCTGAGGAGCTTTGGAGAAAAACAGTCGAGGACTTACTCTGCAAGGCGACCATTTTCGGCACTCCTGAATATATCCTGTTTCCAA